TGTTCAAGAACGGTGAGGATTTGGATCTTCCTCGCATAGGGTTTGTTAATTCTTTTAACTTTTGCAATAGTTTCTTTCGCATCTTGCACCGTAGCATACTTGATACTTACTGTATCCTTAGGATTTTCATCCGTGTAGAGTCTTCTACCACTTCCTTTAGGCTTTTTGCCTGTGCCAACCTTAGGGTCAGCCATTACTTATATCCCCCACCTGCTTTTTTATATCGTGCAGCTAATAATTGTGCTTTTCTTGCAGACCATTGTCCCGGATTACCTCCTTTTGATCCTGCTTTTATAGCTTGAAACATTCTTTTTCTCATTCCGGGCTTGGTATAGTTACCTGCTTTGTTTACGGTTGACTTTTTTTGTGCCATTTTTCTTTTCCTTTGCATATAAATTGTTGAACACTCTGCCAGTATCCCACACATATTCTGTTTCTTGCTTTGAATGAAAGATTCTTTGGGAGGGTCTAAAGTCAGGTGCGCCTTCTCCTGTTTCAAACCATGCAGGATGGGTCACTCTGACTCTATTATTAGGTAATGCCACGATATTTCCTGTGTATTTACCTGCATCCATCAGTTCTAAAACGTGTGACTGTTTGTGTTGTGCAGGATCGTCAGCTATTTCACTGTCTGTATAGTCTACAGTGAAGTAATATTTAGCAGGGTAGAACTCACCATCAACTTTTGCTATCCAAGGGGCAGGTGTAGCTCTATTTAAAACATATACACTGTGTTCATGAGACATGCAATCCCAAGGTTGAGCAATGTAGGGTGGCATCTCTTCAGCCCATTCGTCTACAGGAGTGTCTCCTACTAAGGCTGTAATAGGCATTCTTGCCCACATTGCACCACCGTGTACATTTGGCTCGTCAGTATCATCAGATTCACAGCCAGTAAATATTACTTGAAAGCTAAGACATCTGTTAGGCATTGAGGTTACGGCTATAACCATACAGTGTAGAAACTCACCATGATACTGATCAAAGTTACAGGTATACTCTCGTCTTACCCATGCTTTAAAATAAGGAATGTTGCTTTGAAGAAATGCCATAATATATATACTCCATTGTTTGTGGAGTAATTATACTACTTCTTTTTCTTATTGTCAACTATTCCGTATTTTTTTCCTTTAGCCATACCACCGACTTTGTACTTTACTCTCATACCACCCATTGCGTAGCCCTTCTTCTTCATGCCACCCATAGCCATGCCTTTTTTCTTCATACCACCTTTAGCCATATATCCCATTTTATTACGTACAGAAGTTGGTAGTTTCTTTAGTCCAGTTTGTTTTGCAGTAGGCTTCTTTAATCCACCCATTGCCATGCCCTTCTTCTTCATCATAGCTCCTCCACGAGCCATGCCCTTCTTTTTCTTCATGCCGCCTTTAGCGTAACCTTTTTTCTTCATAGCCATTCCTCCTTGTTTTAGCCCTAGTTTCTTTTTCTCAGCATCTGTGAGTCCTTTAGTGATATCTACTCCAACATCCTTTCCTTTTTCTCTATTTATTTTATTTACAAGTTGAAGTTGCAACCTTTTAATGGTTGACTTCATATCTTCACCTTTTTTCTTAATATCTCTTCTAGCAGCTATATTTCTAGCAACTTGTTCCATTTGATTAGGAGTAGGATTTTTAAAATAGTTATCTATTGATTCTGGTAACTTTTTTACTCTAATATCAGAAGAATCAATATTATACACTAAGCCATCTTCTTTGTGTACGTAAACTCCATCTGGAACTTTCTTTGTTCCTGCTCTACCTATGGCTGACTTTGTTACTCTGTCGGCTTCTGATTTAGCTTCAAACTTTTCTATTCTTTTTAATCTAGCTTTAGCAATATCACTTCCACCTTCAGCAAGCTTTCTAAGCTTGTCTTTTAGCCTAGATTTTTTAGCACCTGATGCAGCATTTACATCAGCAAAACTTGGCATGGACTTTCTACCTACTACGATAGGATCAGATCCTGAGTCTGCAGCTTTACCTGATGTACCTCGGACTTTTCTCTGGGGCATATCACGTATTGTACGGTCTGTAGGATTAGGTTTACCTATATCTACTTCGTAATCTTTTTTAAACTGTCGCTTAGTAATAGGTTTCTTTTCGGCTCTATCTACCTCAACCTTTTTTTCTTTTTTCTTTTTCTTCTTTTTTAAAGCTTCTTTTGCAGCTTTAGATAATACTTTTCCTAATGCCATACTATATCTCCTCTAGATCCTTACTTTCTGACCAACCTTCAGCTATCATAGCATCTTCAACTTCTTTTAAAGTAAAGGATCTGCCATAGTGGGCTTCCACTGCGGCTCTCACGTAGAATACATCACTGTGAGGTATATGAAGTTTATCAAGGTTGTTATTAATTACAGCACTATAGAATGATTCTATAACATTGTCTGTGTATAGTTTTACGGATTTTTTACTCATTGTCAATTATTTTTTTAAGTACGGAGAAATATCTCGTGCCAGTTCATTTAAAATGTATCATATAAGTGTTAATTTATTTTTAATGAATAGACATTTAAGTGTATCACTTTATATGTCCTCTTAAACTAGTTATACATAATTATACCATGTAATGTGTTCTATGTCAATATGCAATCTTAGCTGCTCTCGTCAAATATTTGGCAGCAGTCTTTATGCATATTCAAAAGTGGTTAACACTTAAAAATTCTAATCTGTGTATTTGTACAAGCATATATACGCATACCCCCCATGTGTCCCACGCCTGTGCTGTGCATATGCTATGCAGGTGCTGTGCAGGTCATGGTTGTGATGCATGTGAGAACATTTCTAACCATGGGTTAGCTAAGTGCTTGTTTTTACTAGCATATAATATGCTAAACAACTGTTATCACATCAGTTGCAAGCAACTAGAGCTTGTAAAAGGTTGCAATTCTAGAGAATTGAGGAGAAAATGTAGAGCCGATGCACAGTTTAGTTGTAAACAACTAACGTATCCCAACATTGGGACAGCTTATATACTCCATTTTATATTTACCCCAGTAATGGGTAAAGGTAAATATAAAATAGGAGTTAATATAATGTCAAATCAAACAGCAAAAGCTTTCGAAACTTTCAGTGGTACTCTTGAAGAGAGAGGTTCTGCTCTAGCCAAGCTAGAGAAACAGAGAGTGACTAGCATTGAAAAGGCTAACACTAAAGACGTAGCCTTCAATGGACTAGCCTATCAACTTGGTAAGTTGATCCATGAACTCACTCTAGAGAGTGACAGTGGTCGTATCTCTTCAAATAGGTTGCAAGCAACCTCAATGAACAGAGTTGCTTCTCAAAGAAGAAGTGAAGCTTTACAGCTTTACAGAAACTTTGATGCCATTCAAGAATGGCTCAAGGGTAGAGTTGTCAAGAAGAGAAAGCAGAAGATTGCTTTCACTTCCCTAACAGCAATGCTTAAAGCATTCAAGGTTGAAACTCAACCTAAAGTTGAGCAGACAGATACTAAGGTATCTGAAGATACATCAACTAAGGTTGATGAGAAGCCCAACGTTGGGACTACTGATGAACCTAAGAAGGTTCAGAAGGTTAAAGTTCCTCAAAACTCTAAAGAGTTTGCTGAGTATGTTTACGAAACTACTATCAAACTAGGGTTTGATACAGATGAAGTTCTTGAACATATATTCAATATGTTCGATGATGCTTCTTCCAGTAAGACTGGAACAGATGGATGATTGAATTATTATCCATAATAATTTTAGTTGCTTTTCCAGTAGCTTACTGCTACTGGTTAAGTGGTGGATTCAAACTTTAATCTGGAGATTAACATGAAACAATTTATATCAAGCATTTGCCTTATGGCTTTAGCCATAGCCTACTTCTTCATAGCACATACATTCCTTCAGGCTATGGAGTCAACCAAGATTGCTGATCTTGGTTACAATGAGTATGACGTTGTATGCCTTGCAATATCCATAGTCTTCTGGCTATCTGGGTGTGGCACTTTGGCTTTCACAGCTTGGCTCAACAGAAATGGTGAGCTTTAATTGTAATATATTTATTCACTCAGTATGAGTGAAGTAAATAAATATATTACTTGGATTGAAACAGTCCCAACGTTGGGACACTTTAACGGAGTTAAATATGAAAACTATGCAGATCGTAGATAGAGTATCACCAATCACAGGTAACACTAACAGCATGTTCATGCTGATAGATGTGGCTGACTACAAGAAGTGGAGACTTGGTGGTGGTCTTATACAAGACCTCATGCCTTATCTGTCAGCAGATGAACGTGAGTTCCTCATGACAGGCATTATGCCTGAAGAGTGGGGACAAGCATTTCCAGATGCAACTTAACGGAGTTAAATATGAAAGTTAGATTTACAAAAGTGTCTTCCAACCGTAAGGTTGGCAAGATGACTGTGACAACTACAGAGAGACAGTCATGTCCTGATGCCTGTCCATTCAAAGGGAATGGATGCTATGCCGATGGCTTCCCATTGGCAGGTGTTTGGAACAGAGTTCCAGATGAAGGTCATGACTGGGACACTCTGTGTGACAGAGTGGAACATGAAGCCACTGATGTGTGGAGACACAATCAGGCAGGAGATTGTCCAAAGGACAAGCACAATCCTGAGTTAATTGATGCTTCAAAAATGCTACAGCTTGTTCATGCCAACAAACGTGGCAACAAGAAGGGCATGACCTATACACATTACAGCATGGCACATAGCCATAACAGGAATGTGATTAGGGAAGCCAACAAGAAGGGTTTTACTATCAACTTGTCTGGCAATAATCTAAGTCATGCAGATGACTTGTTTGATCTTGGAATAGCACCAGTTACTACTGTGCTACCTATTGATCAGATGACTAACACGACTACTCCCAAAGGGAGAAAGGTTGTAGTCTGTCCTGCTGTCATCAAAGATGACGTGTCTTGTATGACTTGTAAGCTGTGTTGGAAACAGCGTGAAGCAATCGTGGGTTTCCCTGCTCACGGAAACAGTAAACAAAAAGCAAATGGAGTTGCAAATGAAAATTAAGAAAGTTTTACGTCTATTAGACGTTGTAGAAAAATTACCATCTGACATTCGTCACATGTTATATGAAGAGGATACCTCTATGGATATGGACGGAGCATACTATTCTGTATCACAGAATAAATATATCCCTGTCAGAGAGATGGACTTTGTCCATGTCCTCAGATCATTCATGCAGTTGAATGAGTACAATAAGGAAAACAGAGAGGGCTATCTATTGATAGAACGCATCAAGGAGAAACACAATGCAAAGTAATAGCAACTTTGAAAAAGTTAAAAAGAAACCAGATAGTCCCAACGTTGGGACAAATGATAGAAGAGCCAAGCACTCTCTCCTCAGAGAGAGAAGGCTTGTCCGTAAACTTAGACTACGTCAGAAAGGAGTAGC